AAACAAAAACCTTTGGCCCTACAGAAATTGTTCAGGGCTTGGCCCACCTATCGTCTGCCGATAAGCTGATTGGTCATAATATTATTGGGTATGATCTACCAGCAATCAAAAAGATTCACAACATAGATCTGACAGAGAACTGTGCAATTGTAGATACGCTTGTACTATCTCGCCTGTTCAACCCAACACGAGAGGGCGGTCATAGTCTTGAGTCTTGGGGATATCGTATTGGCCTACAGAAAATAGACCACACAGAGTTTGGAGAATACTCTCCAGAAATGTTGAACTACTGCCGTAACGATGCGGTCTTGAATGCCAAGATGTTTAACAATCTTAAGTCAGAGTCTCGTGGCTTCAGCCGTCAGTCAGTTGTACTTGAACACGAGACATTAAAAATTATTGCAGGTCAAAGAGAGCGTGGTTTTCTTCTAGACATAAAGGCCGCGACATTACTTGTCGCTGAACTAACTGATCGCCTCAAGGAAGTAGAACGCGAGGTGCAAAAGACATTTAGGCCAAAACAACTTAAGACCGTTCTGCTACCTCAGTTTACAAAGACAGGTGCGCTATCTAAGATGGGTCTTATTGAAGGCTCAGAAAAGAAAAGCCGCTTGACTCAAGAAGAGTTTGAAGAGATTGCTACCAAGCGTAAGGCTGTACGCATTGAAGAAGTCCCTTTCAATCTTGGCTCACGTAAGCAGATCGGTGAGTATCTAATTGACTTTGGGTGGAAGCCGCAAAGGTTTACTCCCACAGGACAGCCAATCGTAGATGAGTCTACGCTCAGTAAGATCACTGATATACCTGAAGCCACACTTATCGCAGAATATCTTTTACTTCAAAAGCGTATTGCTCAAGTAACTTCATGGCTCAAAGAGGCGCACGATGATGATCGTGTTCGTGGCTTTGTCAATCCAAACGGAACTATTACAGGCCGTATGACACACAACAGCCCCAACATGGCACAGGTTCCTAGTGTTTCTGCTCCCTATGGTAAAGAGTGTCGCTCTTGTTGGACTGTGCCAGAAGGATATAAGCTGGTCGGTATTGATGCTAGTGGTCTTGAGCTAAGAATGCTTGCACACTACATGAAGGATGAGGACTTCAAAAATGAAATACTGCACGGAGACATACACTCAACTAACCAAAGACTTGCAGGGCTTGAATCAAGAAATCAGGCAAAGACATTTATCTATGCACTCCTATACGGAGCAGGAGATGAAAAACTTGGCAGTGTGGTTGGAGGAAACAAGCGTGATGGTGCGAAACTTAGAAAGCGTTTCTTCGATAATCTCCCTGCATTTAAACATCTTAAAGACGCAGTTGGACGAGCGGCTTCAAAAGGTTTCTTGAAAGGTCTTGATGGGCGCAAGCTTTATATCCGATCTGAACACGCCGCATTAAATACATTGCTTCAGAGTGCCGGGGCTATCGTTATGAAGCAGGCTATGATAAACTTGAATCAAGCAATCAAACTCAATACACTGGACGCACACTTTGTCTGCAACGTGCATGATGAATGGCAGATAGAAGCTTTGGAAAAACAATCTGATTGTGTCGGTCAGCTAGGAGTAGAAGCTATTCGTAAAGCGGGGGAAGAGCTAGAGCTTTTCTGTAATCTTGACGGCGAGTACAAGATAGGAGATAACTGGAGTGACACCCACTAATCACGATCCTAGTCGCATAGGTGACTTAGCAGAACATTACGCCATCACATGGTTATGGGACAACGGCTACCATGTATTTAAAAACTGTGGCTGTACAGGGCCAGTTGATATTGTGGCACTAGACCCAGAAGGCAACATCACTTTGATAGATGTTAAGTCCTATAAAGATGGTAGGTTGTCTGCCAAGACGCCTTTGCAAAAAACTCTTGGTGTGCAGTACCTCCATTACAATTCACTTACACGCAAGTGTCGATTCGTAAGGCATAGAAAATGAAACTTGACACATTAGTTGACGATATTTATGGACAGCTTAGTAAGTTGTCTGAAGGACAAGAATTTAATTTATCAGATGCAGATCTAGACTTTACTGTAGATCGTATCAAAGATTCCCTTCGGGCTTGGGCTAGGCCCTCTGAAAGAAACTCAGGGTTTACTCTGCGTATGTCTAATGTTGGTCGGCCTGCCCGTCAACTTTGGTATGAGCAAAATTTACCAGTTGAAACTTCAGCGCCCTCCCCATCATTACAAATTAAATTTCTTTACGGTCACATCTTAGAAGAAATTCTTCTTATGCTTGTCCGTGCCTCTGGTCACGAGGTAACTGACGAACAGAAAGAAGTAACAGTTAAAGGCGTGAAGGGGCATATTGATTGCAAGATTGATGGTGAAGTGGTTGATATTAAAACCGCATCTAAGTTCTCGTTCAACAAGTTCCGCGAGGGACGGTTACGAGAAGATGATCCTTTCGGATATATGTCACAGCTTGCAGGCTACGAGGAGGCTGAAAAGTCCTCTGAAGGCGGCTTCCTTGTAATCAATAAAGAAAGCGGCGAGTTATGTTTATATCGCCCAGAAGAGCTTGACAAGCCTAGCATCAACTCTCAGATACAAGGTGTAAAGAAAGCTCTGAAATTGGCTACTCCCCCGCCACGTTGCTATGAGTCTGTGCCTGAAGGAAAGAAAGGTAACATGAAGATTCATCGCAACTGTAACTACTGTCCGTACAAGTTTGATTGCTACAAAGATGCAAATAACGGTACAGGTCTAAGAGTTTTTAAATATGCAACCGGCCCTGTCTATTTAAGCCACGTAGAAGTTGCACCAAGGGTGGAGGAAATTTATAATGAATCGACGCCTTTCTAAAAAAATAAATCAGAAATCAATTGACATATTCCTTGAGTGGTTGAGTAGTGTAGTATCAGAAGAGCAGGCGGCTCAGTTTGTACGAAAAAACTATAAAGAATATATACCTGATAACGCATACTACTATGTTCGCGGTTCACACAGAAATTCTTTATTCACGCCCCGCTGGATAAAAAGAAATTTAAAAAGAAAACTCAGGCAAAAGCCATCTAAAAAACTAGACAGTTATTGTATGGCTGATTTAAAATGAAAGCCTTGACGCTGGAAACGCTAATATTTTTTTGCGCCAAACAGTTAGCAGAAGAAGAAACAATAGATGATGAGCTTTTACTTGAGTTATATGCTATATTAAAAATTCACTTTGAAGGAATAACTACAGTACATTGAAACCAAAAATAAAAAAAGGATATAGGAAGGCTCGCGTCAAGCGGCCTACTGACAAAGCACCTGTTCGTGGATACGATTCTAATTGGGAGTATGAGTTACACTCAGGTATCCTAAATGATTGGAAGATACATTCGGAGCAGGCGGGATATATTGTTGAGCATACTTATCATCCAGATTTCATTCGTGAAATAGACGGTAAGAAAATATATCTTGAGGCAAAGGGCCGTTTCTGGGATCACAATGAATACAACAAATATGTTTGGATAGCTAAGGCACTTCCAAAAGATATTGAGTTGGTGTTCTTATTTGCTGATCCCAACGCCCCCATGCCACAGGCCAAGCGCAGAAAAGACGGCACCAAAAGAAACCACGCTGAGTGGGCCTCTTCTAAAGGATTTAGATGGTTTTCTGAAGACAGTATCCCAGAAGATTGGATAGATGTTTCAAAGAGGGGGAGCATAGGTGATGATGAATGATCGCAAGCGCGAGCGTTTAGAAAAGTTTAGTCGCCATAAAAGAAAGAAGTACGAAGAGCGGCCTGACGAGAAGTACAAACCAATAAAAAAGCGCAACAAATATAAACTAAACATTAACGACTTGAATGACATTGAAGAGTTGGAATGAAATCACCATGCACAAAAGTCTGCAAAATAGAAAACGAAGTTTGCATTGGGTGCGGTAGAAACCTAAACGAAATAAGTAACTGGTCTAAATACACAACAGAAGAAAGGAGTAAGATCATTGGACGCCTATCAACAATACATACACAAAAGTCGATACGCCCGTTACCTTCCAAGTGAAGAGCGGAGAGAGACATGGCAGGAAACAGTAACTCGCTATGTAAATTATTGGGGATCTAAACTTAATGTAGATGAGCAAGTAGAGATTCATAAAGCTATACATGATTTAGAAGTCATGCCGTCTATGCGAGCCTTGATGACCGCTGGCGAAGCTTTAGATCGTGACAATGTAGCAGGATTTAATTGTAGTTATATTGCTATTGATAGTCCTCGCGCCTTTGATGAAATGATGTACGTACTTATGTGCGGTACAGGCGTTGGCTTCAGTGTCGAAGAGCAGTATGTTTCTAAACTTCCAGAAATTGCAGAGGATTTTCATGCAACAGATACAGTCATTCATGTGCCAGATTCAAAAATTGGATGGGCGAAATCGTTTAGGGAGTTGGTTTCGTTGCTGTATTCAGGTCAAATACCAGAATGGGATACAACTAGAGTTCGACCTGCGGGTGCCTCGCTTAAAACTTTTGGAGGTCGTGCAAGCGGCCCAGAACCTCTTGTTGAACTCTTCAAATTTACAGTTAGATTATTTAAAGGAGCGGCTGGACGAAAGCTTACGCCCCTTGAATGCCACGATCTTTGCTGTAAAATCGCTCAAATAGTTGTTGTAGGTGGGGTAAGGCGTAGCGCCCTTATTAGCCTATCTGATCTTCAGGATGATGATATCCGACAAGCAAAGCACGGTGCTTGGTACAACACAGAACCGCAACGTGGCCTTGCAAATAACAGTGCCTGCTATACTAGCAAGCCTTCTTTTAATTTATTTAACAACGAATGGAGTAGCCTACATGAATCACAAAGTGGAGAACGAGGAATATTCAGCCGTGCGGCAAGTAAAAAACAAGCTTCAAGAAACGGTAGACGAGATAGTGACAGAGATTTCGGAACGAACCCATGCAGTGAAATCATCCTTAGACCAAATCAATTCTGCAACCTTTCAGAAGTTGTCGTCAGACCGGAAGATACAGCTAACGATCTTAGGAGAAAAGTACGAATTGCGTCTATCTTGGGTACTCTCCAAGCCACGCTCACGAACTTCCGCTACCTAAGAGGTATATGGAAAACTAATACAGAGGAAGAATCTTTGCTGGGCGTTAGTCTTACAGGGATTCTTGATAATCCTTTGCTGACTCTTGAGAACGATGATCTTGATTTACTGCTTCAGGATCTGCGTGATGTAGCTGTAAAAACAAATGAAGAGTGGGCAGAAAGGTTAGGCATTCCCCAGAGCGCGGCTATTACTTGCGTTAAGCCTAGCGGTACGGTGTCACAACTGGTAGATTCTGCGTCAGGCATACACGGACGCTATGCCCCTTTCTATATTCGACGGGTTAGGGCTGATGTACGAGATCCACTGTGCAAGGTCTTAGAAGACGCTGGTGTGCCTTGTGAGCTTGATAACTTCTCACCTAGTACTAAGGTATTCTCCTTCCCCAAGAAGGCTCCAGAGGACTCTGTGTTTGCTTCTGAGCAGTCTGGTATGGAGCAATTAGAGCTATGGGCCGCATACCAAGAACATTGGTGTGAACACAAGCCTAGTATTACTGTATACTATCGGGACTCTGACTTCCTTGAAATTGGTAATTGGGTATACAATAACTTTGATACAATCTCTGGTATTAGTTTCTTACCGTATGACGAACATACATATGCTCAAGCCCCATACGAGCAAATAACAGAGGAAGAATATAGTGAAATGGTAAAAGATTTTCCCACAGCCTTTGATTGGGATCTCAACGAGGCAGATGACTTCACTGAAGGAGCGCAAACACTAGCTTGTGTTGGCGGTGCTTGCGAACTCTAATGTCTCAGAAGGATGCAACAATAATAGGCTTCCGCATCCTGATAGATTCAGAAGGGCTTTTTGTCACCGAAGCTACTGAACTTCCTGACGAACATATCGCTAAGATATTTCGTGAAGAAGAAACTCAGATACTGGTTCGTGCGGCAATAAAGTCCTTTAAAGAACAAACCGGGGATATGCACTCAAAATTAGAAGCAGACATAAACGCTATTAACAGGATACTCTAATGATTAGGTTTATTCTTTTTTTAATTCTATCTTATAGTGCTGTAGCGGATACACTAGTAAGGACAGGATGTTCTAAAGACTATCCCGGCGTTCAGTGGTTTATCTATCAAGACGCTGATGGCAATCGTTATTCAACAAAAGATCCTAGATCTTGGGAGTGTGGCTTTCGTCGTTACTTAAACCTGTCGATGGAAAAGGAAACTGGAGACAGGTTTGATCCTGCTATAGTCAACGTAGATTATAAAGATATGTTAGGCCGCAATGAGCCTTGGGGAATGGTTCATCATTCAACTACTATAGGTAAGGCTGTTATAGTCGGTAGAGATACTGTTCACATCTTTGGAGATGGTCGTACAGGCGATGGAATCTTTACGTTAGGTAAGGCTGAGATACAATTCCGTATAGAAGAAGAACCTATCTGTGAGTTTGTAGACGAGCCGCAATGGTATAGTAGTAGTACTCGCATTGATTGCGAAGGGTATACCCAAAAGGGCGGTCAACAACTTATTTATTATGGGGAAGATGACGATAGGGTCGTAACGTGGGAGTTAGGCATCCTTGTATATGCCTCCCACAGAAACTATGGAATAGATGTACCCAAAGAGATTCTTGAAGAATATGATGAAGATCATCCACAATGGATTAAGTGGGAAAAACGTGTAGAAAAATATAACGAAGTGTATGAGCTATCAGGTGTTCATATAAAATATAAACTAACTAAACTTTATCTTGCACACTGGCATAGT